GAGAAGTCTATATCCAAGAAGAACTCCGGGAAGTAATCAATAAGATATTTGATTATGTAAAGCGACAGGAAGAGATATTCGGGACTCCCTCGGTTATCTTCTTCCCTGATCCGACAGGTGAGAGGCTAAACTATTATTCATATTCGGCTTACCTCAGAGAGACTTCTGAGAGAGTTCTGGGACGAAGGATCACTCCGCACACCTTAAGACACACTCACTGCTCAATGCTTGCCGCAAAGGGAATGAATCTCGAAGCCATTTCTGCCCGCCTCGGGCATGATGACTCGAAGATAACGAAGGAAATCTACCTTCATAGGATGGAAGAACTGAAAGAAAAAGAGAACCGTCAGCTCGATAAGATACGTCTGATGGGATAAAAAAAGAGAGGCCGCTCAAGCTCATGCTTAAGTGACCTCTTCTTTTATTGATAAATACTGAATATTAAATGACTCCGACGGGAATTATTCGCCGTTCACAAGAGTTCACTATAAGCCATAGAGTCCGATTTTGCAAGCATTTTTTAAAACATCCTCTTTTAAGGCTGATATATCCTGCTAAAGTCTTTGCTAAAGTGCATAAAAATAGACCCCCGGAGCCTAAGCTCCAGGGGCTATGCGAGGGGGAGACACCTGAACGGCATCCAGTCCCGAAGGACTCTATTTTGCGGATCTGCCTTCATTAATACCAAAGGCAACATAATGGAAGTAGTACATGGGATTATTATCCCCGTATGCACCAACAAGGTCGGGGTAATGTGACTTATAGAAAATCGGATTGAACTGTTCCGAAGCCTGCCTGAGTTCGTTCATCCCAAACATGATGAAGTGTTGCCACAGCTTGTTGGAATCATGCCCGAACGCAGCTTCAAGGTCTGCGTACTTGTTAGCGTAGTATTCGGGATCAAATACCGGTGCGTAGTCATAACCGTAAAGCCAAAATCCCTCATTTACGGACGGATTGATGATACATCCTCTGAATTTGTATTCAGAGCCCTGTCCCCATCTTCCGTTACTGTTTGTCCTTGTCTGATTCCAGAAGGGTGATCTTGCATTGTAGCCTGATTCACTTGTGAAGATAGTGTTATCGTCGATTATCTGCTCGACAATGCAAACGTGGCCTGCTCCGTCTGTGCCGCTTAGCGTGTTACCTTTCTGCCATACCATGATACCGCCCAAAGTGGGCTTTGCAGATATCTTTAGCCCCATGCTTACAGCTCTTTCGATGAAGTTCTCAGCATTACATACAAGCTGATACTCAATGTAAGGCTTTCCGATTATCTCAGCGAATCTGCCATTGGCATAACCGACACAATTAGCGAGAACAGTTGCTTTAGGATCCATTGGCTTGCCTTTACATGCTTCTGAATACCCACCGTCAACCTTACGCATATAATATGGGCTATTCTGCGGTCTTGTGGTTCTCATCACAAAATTCGCCATATGTTCACCCATTCTCTTTGTCATACTGCGCCTTAAGTACGGTTAAGATACCACCGAGGCAAGTATTCAAAGCTGCAAGAGTAGCGGTTATCTGTGCAGTATAAGGAACATGCCAGATCGCCAGCACTGCGAAAACGAATGTCAGAATAGGTGCTATGCACTTAACGATAATACACAACTTGTCATACGTCTGATTCGATAACTTCATAAGGTTCTCTCCTTTCACATATCTCTGAACACTTCTCTGATCTCAATCAACTTTAAGATCGTGTCCCTGGTATCATTTTTGATGTAGTTGATGAACTCTTCGTTCTTGTACTCTTCTTTCACCGTGAGGGAATTGATAAGGGCTACCAATGAGGACTGCTTCACACCTATATAGGCTTCGCTCCTGGATAAATGATTGAAGGATATCCACTTAACATATTCTATATAGGCGGTCATGATGATGATCTGACCGAGCTGTTTGTTATAGTTCTTATCTTTCGGAAGGTTTGCTTCCGCTTCCCTTAAGTGGTTCCACACATAATCCTGCTGCTGTCTGATGATGTTTCTTTCACGGTCTGCCATCCCTATACGTACCGAAGGCGTATTAATCTGGATCGTATTCGTGCGGACCAGGAAGAACGCTATGGCTATTACGATCAGAAGCACCGCTATGACCATTCCGGCGTTTGTTCCGTTTAATACTTCCCTTATCGTTTCCCACATGGTTTTATCCCTCTGTCTGCTGTCTGAACTTAAACTCCTTGCAAACTACATCACCGCTCTGGTTGATTACCATTACGGTGAAACGGTCGATGGTTCCGTCAGCAAAGTAAAGATAGTCGCTTGCCAACTCGGAATGATAAGCACTCATAGCATCTTCGAGAGAGTTATGAGCAAATACCGCCTGAGAGTCGGACTTAATGACAATTCTGTAATACATAGATTCTCCTTTCTTAACACTCTTTAAAAACTTCTCTTATCTTGATAAGTTCATAGATTGTATTTTTTGTGTCCTCTTTCATCATCTCGATGAACTCTTCCGTCTTAAAGTCTGATTTGACGGTCAAGGTGTTGACGATATCAACAAGTTTGTTCTGCTTCACCGAGATATACGCATCGCTCTTCGTTAAATGGTTGAATGATATCCAGCTTACATACTCTTTGTAGACCGTCAGAATGACTACTTGTCCCAAATTCTTGTCATACCCTTTGGGTTTCGGGAGATTAGCTTCTAATGCCTGTAAATGCAACCACACATAATCTTGCTGTTGCTTTATGATGTTTCTTTCCCTGTCGGCATAGTTAATCTTTAAAGACTCACTATCGAAGTTGACATATCCACCCTTAATGAGTGCTACCGCCACCATGACGATAACAAAGAGGAAGATTAAGACTATAATTGCGTTAGATGAAGTTAAGACTTCTCGGATTGTTTCCCACATATCATTTCCTTTGATTAGATTAAGTAAGTGAAGTTTGTAATGCCTGTTCTGCCGTTCGTTGCTGAACCTCTAATCCTCAAATTCTTGTTTTCATTGAGTGAGGTTGTTGCAGTAGGGGTCAAATCTCCAGGAGCTATGGTCAAGTTTATCGCACCGATAATCTCTGCATAAGGTGGGAACTTTAAATTGCTCATTGATATGACTTCAACGTAAGACGCACTCGAATCCGCGGTAGGGGTCAAAAAGACTCTTACCATTACCACGTTTCCGCATTTTCTTTCCTCCCATGATATATTGTAGTGGCTTCCTGTTGCTGAACCACTTGAAACCACTTCGGTACTTTCAAAAGGATTTCTCTGCATATCATTTCTCCTTATCTTTAACGCAATTTCAATTTGCGTAAGATTGTATAAACTACGTGAATTTCTATGTTTTTATATGTTTCACGCAAATTTATATAGTTTCACATCACTTAAATCGCCTCTCTTATAAGTACGTTAAACGCATTAGTGGGGGCAGAGGTGAAGTAGAAGGTTACTTGTCCCTCGCCTATCGAGTATGCGTACAGTTTGCCAAAGTCACTCTGGGAACCGTCTATGTTAATCGGGTAGTCTTCTTTCATACCCGAATGGAAATTGCTTAAGGGATTACTTCCCGAATCAGCGGTCAAGGTTATCGCATATAAGGTCTTGGTAACTCCCCATACTGATACCGATGTCGAAGTGTAACCCGATGTGGGACAACGTAATACATATGAAGCTACGGAACTTCCCGAACTGATCGCAGAAGCTATGCCCGCAAGTTCCTGTGCTAATACGTCAGCTATGTTCCTTGATGGGGACTCTGTGGTATTTATACTTTCGTCTTTTGCAATAGGGTCATACTGTACCGCCATATTCTCTCCTTAATTTCCGTCATCATATACCTGGCACAACTCGCCACCAATAACAGCAAAGTAAGCTAACGAAACGACCGTCTTACCGTTCACGTTATCATCAACAGCTTCAAGTCCATCCGTGAACTGTAACTTTGTCCTGTTCGGTAATGTGTTGCCGTTTTCGTCAAGAATTGTATGTCCACCACCGCCACCGCTTAAGTTTTGGTCGATGATGTCCATGTTATTATTGAACTCGGCTTGAAAGTCCCCAAAAGGGTCGGTCGTGTCGGGCTTATACAAATTGTAATTCGGTGTATATGTAGCCATTTAATCACCTATACTTAATAACGCTTATATGGTTATTGCTCTCGTCACATATGACGTAGTTATCGTTGACGGCGAGGACGTTGAACTGACTTTCGTGTATCTGGATAACGTCTTCGAGGTCTGAAACGAATACCCCTAATCCTGTCGTGATAGCGAACCTTTTTTGGTCATTCGACCTTGCATATCTTTTGATATCGAACGTCCCTGTCATCTTTCCAAACACCCTTGTGGGCTTTGGGGTAACTACGTTCGGGGTATGACTTCCGTTATACTCTCCGATTCTCCATGAGGAATAGAACAATGTAGGAAGATATAGCTTTCCGTTCATTCCGAAGCCCCACATTGATATGTTGGGATATCCCGAAGAGCCACTTTGTGCGGCTGTGTCTGTCCACTCTACGTTTCCAGAAGTGTCACACGCATAAATGGATTTGTTCTGATAGAACCATGCGGGGGGATATAAGTAGTAAATCAATGACTTATTGATGAAATATCCACCGCATTGATTACCGGCTATGTTTATCTGACTAAAGGTGCTGTCAGAGTAATCAAAGGTAAGTCGTGCTATCGCTCCGTTAGTCGTGCGTGTGAGGGTCATTATATAAGTGGTTCCGTCTAACACTACGTCCACGAAACCACCGCCGTTTATCCATGTGTTAAGGTCTGCACTTGTTCCACTAGCTACAATGGTTTCATCGGTTAAGTCGAACACCCACCAATCACCGTTTTGAACAGCGAAACCATAGTTATTATCTACGTTAGTAGCTTTAAAAAGTCTTAAGCCGCTCTGTGCGGTCGGGATCGTGTGGGTTATCTCCGTCCATGTCTCGATGTCGTATTTAAGTAACCCCGCTGTGTGACCGCTACCGTGGCAAGCTAACCAAACATACTGTCCTGTGGAGTCGAAACACGCATCCGAGATATTCATAGCGTATCTGTCTATCTCTTCCTCGACTCCCTCGCCCGAACTGATTCTTGTGTCTTCATACCCTCTCCCAAACACGGAGAATTTCATACTTGTTATATTTGCACTCATACTAAATCACTCCATAATAAGGGATTGTCGGTAACTGTCATGTAAACCTTGCAAGCGTGGGTTCCTTCTCCGTATATCTTTTGGGGGTTGGAACAATGAAAGACTCTTTTTCCTATCGGTGCCTTTTCTTCGGTGACCTCCATCTGTAAATCAATGTCATCATCTACGCATACCCTTATATCTACCGTTGCCGTAGCTGACAAAGTAGCGTTAAGGGTTAAGACCATCTCGATATTCTGACAGAAGGTTTTCTGCTCGTACTCGATTTCCGTTACCAAGGTCTCGGTGGAGTCTACTTCCATCTCTTCGGTTAAGGTGTTGAAGAGTAGCCAGAACTCTTTGTCTCCGACTTCCTGTCCGTTCTGATAACCTGCAGCAAGGCCTGCAACTGTTTTAGAAAAGCGGTCCTGAGCATCTGCTAACAGAGGATTGTCTCCGGTGCACACAACCGTCATTCCTGCATTGAATCCGTAGGTGATCTGGGTGATAACTCCAAGATCATAAGCTCCTGCCTGATTGCCGGTGAAGGTCAGGACATCGCCGGGGTCCAGGATCGGGATGTTTGCAGTTTCACTTGTGAAGGGAACATAATAGATCCCATCCCAAGCATCGATGATCTCCTGCAGTGCATCTTCCCTGTTCTGCGGATCTGTAATCTGCAAGAAGGGATTCGTTCCAAGATCAAGAACAAGGCCGCCTGTATTAGTGTTACTTACATATTCCTGAACACCGTCATTCTTATAGACTGCATATAAGCCATCATAGGTTGTTCTGAAATCAGAAAGCTCTGAGGAATATCTCAGCAGCTCCGTGATGGTCTCTGTGGATGTTCCGGAATACTGACCGAGATATAATTTTCCGTCACGTCCGATATAAGCGTAACTTCCCAGGTAAGCAGCCATGTAAGAAAGCACATCACGCCAAGTCTTCGCATCAGTCACGCTGTCTGCAAAACCTGTTCTCCGTCTTCCATTCGGCAATGCTTCAATCTGGGCCTGCGTATTGCCGAGGGTGACTCCGCAGGATGAGCACATTAATGACAACCAACTAAACGGAGTTAATACTGAGTTATTTGCAGAAGGTGAGAAATTCACATCCGCAAACTTGATCATGTTATCGCTTGCGGATATGTTTATATGGTCTGCTGACTGATTAGCACTTGTGATGGTAAATTCACCCATCGGTACCACATCACTTGCGCCTGTGACTGTATTTGAAATAGAGACCGTTGCTCCGTAGAGCTCATACCTTGAAACTCCGGAAAGAATCAGTTCAAGAGAGAGTTTGGAAGCGAACACCGTTCCGATCTTAAGGCTCTGGGTGGATATTGTTCTGACGATGGATCCGCTATCAGGTGAGATATCATCTTTTGTGAAAGTGTAAGTGGTACCTCCGACAGTAACAATGGTTCCGTTCCATCCGAGCTCCACTGTATCTGCTTTGATTGCATTTAAATACTGTGCTGATACTGAATACATCCCTCACTCCTTACATCGATATTATCTCGAATGTTAAATTCCATTCCGGGGAAGTGCTGTTATCCTGTACCAAGTCTGCTGTGAATCCGTCGATATATGCGTAAAAAGTTTCAAGCAGCTGAGTGGCAGGATTATAATACTTGACTGTTGTGGAAGACCCGCTCACAAATGCTGTATAGATGGCGGTGTATTCCGTATCATCTGCGGGCATATTCACGGAGATATGAGGAACACCCATCCTCTTTGTATATCTTCTGAGTGTTCCACCTTCCGTTTCTTTGACTGTCTGTTTATTGACGGGGGACATCGTATAAGACCCTTTATTGATCGTTACCTCTACCCCGTTGAAATATACTTTTATACTGCTCATTTATCTTCCTCCTGACATGAGGTTGTATCTTGACTGAGCGTTTATGATGATCGTGTCGAGCTTTTCCTGACCGATATATACCGGAATGGTTATCGGTGCACCGCCTCCGTCTATCGCCTGCATCTGCATATCATTCTGAGGAAGCTCAAGAACAGATGTGAGAGTGCTCTGGAGTTTCATCTTTGAATCTTCAAGACCTTCCGTGAAGAGCTCGATCATGTCAGGTGCGTAGGTGTGGAAGTTTGAAAGAGGTCCTTCCTCGGGCTCTGAGAATCCGATGAAGTCCTTTATCTTCTGAGCTACTGCCTTGACTGCATCGCCGACAAGATTGAGCGCTCCTTTGATACCGTCTACGAAGTTCTGAATGAGGT